GCTAAATAGCCTGTCGCGCCCAGAACTATAATCTCCTCGTGCTCGGTGGGGATGGTGGTAGAGCTGGCGTCCAGGTTGTGCTTCTTAAGCCAGCGGACCCGGGCGTCCTCTCCATCTCCCTCGTCCCTCATATATAGGTGGCCGGCCCAGTACTCAGTCCGCTGATAGTATTTAGGACTCTGGTCGATAGGATACTCGACGGACTCGATTTTGAGCAGTCCTGTGAGGGAAGATATATCGAGCTCGGTGTCTCCATCGGTGGTGGAAATATCATCTTGCTGCTCTATGGGGGCGTGGAGGGAATACTCCGTGACGACCCTCTGGATGGTGCCATCGACTTCGTCATCGGTCCAGCGGTAGTTCTGGCTATCGGTGTCCTGGAGGTCTTCACGGACCCTGTCTCTCATTTCGGTCAGGTTCACATCAGTTCCTTCAAAGAAATCAAAGGTTAAACATCAAAAATTAAAATGACAGTTCAAAATGTAAAACTTTCGTTTTTTGCCTTGTATTTTTGCCTTTTACATTTCGCACTTTGCTTTTCCTTTAGTCTCTCACCCCTGTAAGCATGGCGCACTTGACGACGGAGAAGTTGGCCAGCGATACATACCATTTGACCCTGGTCCGAGAAGCGTCCTTGGTCTCCAGCGAGCCGAGGCGCTCGACCTGAATCATCTCGGGGCTGGAAAGGCCGCAGACGGCGCCCTCTCCCATCTGCAAGGCGAAGATAGCAGAGCAATCGCTGTTGCTGCCCATAGTATAGTTGTCTTTTACCCAGTCGGAGATGGCGACGGGGATGCCGTTATAGTATTCGACTACCTGACCGAGCTTGCCCTCCCCGATAAGGAGGTTGCTGCTGGCAGCCCTGGCCAGCGCTGCCAGCTTCCGGCGGGACCGGCGGCTCATCAGGAGCATGTCGGGCTTGCCGCCTCTGACAAGGTCGATTAGCTTGTCCATGCTGGTAAAAGAGATGGTGGCGCCGTTAGCCCCCGAGCCGAGATGGTTGCCGAAGCGGCAGGTCCAGACGGCGGTACCGTCGGTAACAGTTCCACCTTCCGAGGTGGGCCAGGTAGGTTCAGAGGTATCCGACGTTCCGGCGGTAGTGCACTCGTACCGGAAGCCGTTCTCAAGTCCAGCGGTGGGGACAACGATGTCTCCCAGGGAATAGGCGGTACTGGCCTGCCAGGCTGTGCCTTTCATGGTCTTATAGAGACCGTCGGGCTGGTTGACGTCCACACCCGAGTCACCATTCAGGAAGGTGTTCTCAAATTCGTTCCTGAGGGCCTTGGCCTTCAGCTCGATTACGGCTGCCTCGAGGTCCTGAATGTTACTCCTGGTAGCCTTGAGGAAGTTATCGACATCGGCGTCTCCACCCAGGACACACAGACTGGCAGAGCACTGCTCAAAAGCTGGCTCGGATTGTGTCCAGGTGCCAGTCACCGGGGCGTACCAGCCTACGGTGGGGAGAGTCTTCTCCCGGTTGTACTTCAGGCTATTGCCCACGATCTGAATGAAGGGCAGCTCCTGTAAGATGGGGCTATCCTTGACTATGGTCTCGATGATTCCTTTAAGCAGGATATCGGTCGAGAGCTTGCTTGCTTCTGTTAAAGATATGCTCATATTTCCTCCTTATTCAAAATTAAAAAATCAAAGATAAAAGACCAAAATGACAAGGCAAAATGAAAATTTTTTGACTTTTCCCCTGTATTTTTGCGTTTTGCTTTTTTATCTTTGACTTCCTTGCTGAATTCCAGCGGCGATTTTCTCCCGGGGGGAAAGCCCCTCGAGGGATATCTCGCCCCTGGTAGGTGCCCCGACCGGGACCTTAGTCTCCTTAGCCTGGGCTTCGAGGTTAGCCCTGATAGCGTTGGCGACGGTGGTAGCCTTCGCCAGTGAAGCGTCAATGTCCTCGATGGTGCCGCCGACGATGATATCCTGAGGAATGGTGGGATTGGCAAGCCTGACGGCATCGAGGTATTTGGCTACGGCCTGGGCATGAGCCTCAGAGATTACCACGCCTTCAGCTCGCAATAATTCTGCGGACTGCTGTGCTTCGCTTAGCAGGGCTTCGAGTTCGGCGATGCGGGCGTCCTTCTCAGCCAGGGCTGCCTCAGCAGTGGCCTTAGCCTTCTTCTCCTCCTCGAGCTCAGCCTTAATAGCCTCCAGGTCCTCGGGGGTGGAAACTCCATCGTCGGGTTTCCGGGTTTCATCAGGATGCTCCGGGTTCTCCCTGGTCTCTTCGGGTTGTTTGGGTTCTTCGTTTTCTTCTGGCATAAATCTCTCCTTGGTTTGAGCTTTTACTCAGGCACTTCCATCTCCGCGGCAACTGCCCTCCCTCTCTCTCTGCCACGTGTGGAGGCTGCCCTGAACTCCCTATTCATTTCCAGGATTTTCTTCCTCTCTTCCAGCCACCTGTTGAACTCTTCGTCAGCTTCCCGGACTCCAATCTCGTCCATAGCGGTCCTTCGGCTGTGGACTCCAGCCTGGACTAATAGCTGCTCGGTCTGGGCCTGCCTATCTACATCCTGTGGTAGTATTTGACCCCAGACTACTCTATGGTCCACTCCGTCAAAGTTTTCGTTCATAAACATTTCCGCCAGCTTCAATATCATGGCATTACGCTGGTGATATACATTGGTCCTGATGGTGCGCTTTCGTACCACCTTCTGAATAAGGCTGCCGAGTTCGATCCGCAGGGCTGTTCCGGAGAGTTCCCTCTCGATACCTCCCCAGGCGGCCCTGGGCATCTCCGATACATCGTGCAGGGCGCGGTATAGCAACTCGATGTAGTCCACATGAAGCCTGACACCACCGCCCTGCAGTAAGTCCAGAAGATAGGCCTTGGCGTCCTCCGGTATCGTCCACAGGGCTCCGGGCTGGACCTTGATATCCTCGGCTGATGCGATGTTCTCCAGGACGGCGATGGGATTTCCTGACAGCTCCAGGATGCGGGACAGCTGGCTCAAGGCGCGGTTAAGCTCCCGCTGGGGCTGGATAAGCGATGGGATATCGGATGTTCCCCAGAACTTCTTGGGTTCTCTGAGGTTGGCGAAGATGATGAAGGGAATAAAGCCATAGGGATTGGGCCTGGACTTTATGAGTTCGTCGTCCAGGTAAAGGTCGAAGGTCTTGGCTGTCCAGACTTCGGTGATAGTGACCTGCTTCTTCTTGATTGCCCGGCCGTAAAGAAGCTGTACCTCGTCCCGTGTAAGCATATAGCGTGAGGCTACCCGCCATACTCTGGAAGTGTCGTCTCCCAGCCACCAGGCATAGATACCTGTAACATCGGGGGCGGTGATACGGATACGCTTCTCATCTGTATCCCATATCACCTTGTAGCAGCCATCTCCCAGGATGGCGGTGTCGATCTCAGTCTCGTAATCGAGCTGCTGGAGGTTGTTCTGGTCATAGACCTGGCGGAGGAGCTGCTCTGCCTTGCAGGCCCTGCTCTTAAGCTCTTCAGTGACTTCTTCTGGATAACAGGCAAAGCCGAGTCCAGGCATAAGAAAGCTGGTTAGCTTGTCTATGGAGACCTTGGCGTAGTTAAAGACAAGCTGGCGGTGCCGTGATATCTGCTGCCACTGGTTGCCGTTATAGAAATCGAGGTTGGTGCGGTAGCTGGCGAGGCGTTGAGTGTCCATGCGGTTCAAAGAAGCTGGGATAAAGCTTTCACTGAGCGAAGTCGAGGCATCAATCATATCTAAAAACAGTTCAAAGATTAGAAATTAAATATCAAAATTACAGAGCAAAAACCTAAAAATGTACTTTTATAGTTTGCATTTTGCTCTGTAATTTTGATTCTTTATCTTTGATTTTCAAATTCTGACCGCCTTCAGCCATCTCTGTACCGTTCTCGGGTTCACCTCAAATATGCGGGCAATCTCCTTAACGCTTTTCCCTTCTCGCTTCAATTTCAGCATCCTCTCTGCCCGCCTGCGCTTTAAGAACCTCTCCTTCCCCCAGGGCTCTTCTTCAAGGCAATCAGGAAAGGGGCAGCTAAGACAGGAAGGAAATAGCTCACAGCCCTTAT